CCTATCCCAAATACTGGGAGCGGGTGCGACAATCGGAGTAGTAATTCATCGATGACTGAGAGGTGATCCAAGCATCTCCTGAGCATGAGCAGGCGGACTCATGGATTGACTATAATAATGTAAAAGGCCTTACTGGGAATATGTCCTGGTAAGGTCTTTTTTTTGTGTAAAAAATTAAAAAAAAGTACTTGCAAATACATCGTATTCGATGTATAATAAAGACAAAGATAAGGGAGTTATTAAAAGGAGCACCTATCATGAGCAAGTATGGCGAATTCATTAAAAGCGTAAAAGAATCTCAATTGACTAAATTCTTTGGAGAAGTGAAGCATACTTCTAACAAATATTTCAAATTCAATCATGTTATTAGCGACGATGAAATCATCATCGTAACTAACAATGTGAAGTTCATTAAAGGTAACCCTGTTTTAGTGATCGATAATAACAAAGTTGTATACCTAAAGGAATGGAATGTTGCAGAGGTTCGCAACTATAATAAAGACCTTTACGCATTTGCAGTTAAATTAAACCGTAAATACTGGAAGGAATATACTTTCAAAAATGATTTTGATGATATGTGTTTCGAGCAAGCTGACACATTTGATAGCTTGAAAGCAGTAGCGGAAATGCAAAATGACACAGAAATCGCATTAGGTTGGGGAAAATAAGGAGGTATTTATGAAATTCAATGACGTTATGACCTCCGCAGAAGCTGCGGAACGTTGGAAGATAAGTCCTGTTACAGTGAAGCAGGCGTGCTCCGGTCAACGGAACACGCCACCGCGATTCACATCAGAGGAGTGCAGAAAGGCAAAAGGAACCTGGCTAGTATCTCGCCAGGGTATGGAACGATTGTATGGGGAGGAACCTAAAATGTTAAAAGTATATAGCTTAAATGCAAAGAAACCTTGGTTCATGGGAACCGCAGAAACATATAAGGAAGCATGGGACATGATATATGAGCGTGAGATGCGCCAATCTCCTTGCATTGGCAAGTGGGACAAGGCCGCATGGGATGAAGGCGATATGGAAGAAGAATTTCCTGATTTCGTATGGCCGGAAGGTGTTGATTACGTTTGGACGGCTGATTGGATAGCTGAAGTCATTCTCGATCCGAAAGAATACAACGAAGAAGGTGTAAGAGGTCTTATCGACGATTTGATGCTATCTTACAAAATTGAAGAAGTTTAGTTATTTTATAAAAGACCTTACTAGGTTGTATCCATAGTAAGGTCTTTTTTTTGCTTATAAATAGTAATTGCAGATAAAATAAAATTATGGTGTAATTAGGGTAATAATAGGAGGTGGGAGTAATGCTGAAAGTATTTAACAAGGACCCACATTTCATGAGGGATGCAGTAATTGTAGATAACTACGCTGCTGCATGGGATATAATATGCTCCATGCAGCAGAAGCTAGGGCAAGGCATACTTCTTGTTGGCAGAGAAACTTGGGAAGAATTGGGCTTAGCTGAATCCTTTCCTGATTTTGTTTGGGAAGAAAATGTAAAAGCGGTCTATATTAATAGTGATAAAACCTTACTAATTCCTGCTCCGTCAAAGTATAATCGCGCCAACGTCTTAAAGCTCATTAGGTCCTTTGGACTTCACTATTCTATTCGAGAAATATAGATTTGAATGCTTTAAAATTCGTTTAAGTTTAAAACGGTTGCTTAACCGTTGCTCAACCTTTTTTGTGTTAAAATAATAATAAATGCATGTTTTATGCGGATATATGGTGCTCGCATATGCTGTGTGCAATACAAAAATTGCAGTGTTAAAAAGCCAGTAAACATAGGCGTTTACTGGCTTTTTAATTTTTGGAATTGTCTAAAATTAGATAAAACTGATACGGTTGCTCAACCGTTGCTCAACTTCGAGCATAGGTTAACGCCTGAAACTCATCTCGTAATAATTCATCTCGAGACGGTAATTTATTTACCGCGTCTACTAACACGGTAGCATCCCTGTGTACGTACACCTGGTTAGTCACGTCGGAATGTCTATGCCCCAATATTGTCTTAACCGTAGACTCCGCCACACCGATATGAATCAGTAATGTAGCACAGGTATGTCTAGCATCGTGTGGCCGGTGATCGTCGAATTTACGGTTCAAATACACGCTCAATGCGGGCCTTAGATTTTTAGGAATATCGCTTGGCATAAGGTATTCACCTTGCTCAAAGCTGCTTTTGCGATACCATTCTTTTATAAAAGGCATGATACAGTCCGCTATCGGTATGATGCGGTTTTTACCTGCTTCTGTTTTTATTCCGCCAATCATATAGTGCTCCTTGATGTGAACGTCCTTTAATTTGATTTTCTGAATTTCACCTGGGCGCATACCTGTATATACGCACGTTAATAATACTCGTGCGTTACGGTCGGTATCAGACAGTTCCCACAGCTTGTATATTTCTACTGGAGTAAATGGTTTATGCATATCGGATTTAGGCTTTGCAGGCAAGGTAACGAGAGAGGCGTAATTCTTATCTACTATGTCGTTTTTTATCGCTATGTCAAAGGTGGATTTCAGTACAGTCTTGATTTGTGATAACGCTGTGCGGCTCATGTCACTATATCTATCAATAATATCCTGTAGGTGTGTTAATCGTATATCCTTGATAGGAACCCTCATCAAATGTTCTACTTTTGGCTTGTTGTAAACATAGCCACTTTTCTCAAGGTTAATTCCTAGTCTAGTTTTATCTTCGATCATCCATTCCCAACATTGACCAAAGGTAGTATCCTTGGCTTCGTATTGCGGGGCATTAGCATCATAAGCCGATAATGCATTATACGCTTCTTTTTGCGTCGCAAAGGTGCCTATGGATTTTCGCGAGGGTTTACCATCAGAGTTGTATCCAAGGGTCACCACGGCTCGATATGGCTTACGTAGAGCCTTATGTTTCATCTTATACACGGTGCCAGTACCATTGGCGCGTTTCATGGCCATAATTACATACCTCCTAAAATACCCCTATCGTGTGATAGGGGTATTATTAATGTTACTCTGGGTCGCTATTTTGATATACTAGCTTATATTCTTTGTCGATAAGATTATTTAGCTTATCGGCGGTAATTGGAATTTCGATGCGGTCTCCGTTACCATTAATGAATTTAATCGTGTAAGGAGTGTTATAAATTACATTTTTAGGATATGCATAATACACAATGGCATAGCTATGGGGCATCATATCGTATATTTGTGTGTCCATTTTAGCCGGCATAATATAATGGCCGTCTTTCTCAATCAGTAACCGTTGAGAAGGTAACTGGGGCATAACGCCCCCGGTAAGCAAATTCTTTAAATGCAGCGCATACGTAGCGATGTATACGTAATCCTTATTATTTAACATCGTGTTCTTGAAATCCGCAGGAGGGAATACAAGTCTTTCATCTTTTGAATAGGCAAGGTATTTCGTTATCGTGGCCGGTGTAATTAACGATGCGGCGCCACCGCCGCCGCTCCGAAGTTCTATGCCGTACAATACCGGATTTTCTAATTTTCTATCTGGTTTGAAATTCGAGCCGATAGCCCATATCTTATCATATGTATCCGGTGTCATATCAACAAATCCAGAATTCGCATAATTAATAGCTACACAGGATAATAATATCCCTAGACCACATATTACTTTCTTAGCTAACATACTAACATCTCCCTTATTATTTTTTTACAAAGTCACATTGTACATAACAACCTTACCGATCAGGTATAAGTCATCTGTATTCTCGTAACTAAATATGATGTCTCGAAATGCCATATCCGAGCTATCAGGTTTAAATACAAATTCTTGATGTTGTTTGTCATTGTAGAATCTTTTAACTGTATAATCCCCTCCATTCTTAATAACTACAATATCTCCGTCATGGATATCTAGTAGTTCTATATTTGTTAAGATAGCAATAACAGATCCATTTTGGATAACATTATTCATGCTTTCGCCGTTGACAGCCATAAGTAATATGTTCTTATTGCCCGCATAGCGCCCCATCATGAAATCAGGGATAGATATAGTAGGCATGAAGTTAATGGCGTCTATCGTGGTTAACGCGCCCGCTGATACAGATGCAGGTACGTAGTGATAGAAATTCGTGCTCACTGTTAACGCTTCTTCAGCATCTAAATTGTCCTTTAGCAGGTCCATGATACTGACATGTAGTATATCTGCCAGTTCATATAATTTGCCTACTGGTGGCTCGGCCATTCCTGTTTCCCATTTCTGAATAGTAGTAAATGACTTATACCCGAGCCGTTTAGCAATCTCATCCTGTGATAAGTTTCTTAATTTCCTAAAGTACCTAATATTATCTGAAAGTTTCATAATATCCTCCTCTCGATCTCCCAAACTTATATACTAATTATATAATGCATTTGAATTAAATTCAATTAGATTTTATATTTTTTATCGTAAACTTGAAAAAAAATCAAATTCATTATTGACACTTGAATTTAATTCATGCTATCATGAGGTCACGATAAGGAGGTGGTAGTAATGCCAAACAAATTTTATATTTCCGAGTTGAGAGCTCGGAAAGGGGCAACACAGGCGCAAGTTGCCGCCGATCTTGGCATATCTGTTGCTACGTATAATGCGTGGGAAAAGGATATATCCAATGTGGCCATTAGTAAAGTAGTGGCACTGGCAGAGTACTTTGGCTGGCGAGGCACCGTATCTCGTACACCGCTACGATGTCGCGACAATGGAGAGCGTCCCGCTCGCGGAGCGGCAGGGCA